CCAATAGAAACAATCCAATAGACACCGTTATGGGCTTGTGTTGTTTGGTTTTTTACAAGGATGGTGTCGCCGACGACCAGGTCTGTAACGCCATCAATTCCGGAGTTGTTTATAGAACCATTGGCAGTTGCTGTAAGGCGTGCTCCAGCACCAGCCACATCTGTCTGTGGACCAGATTCATAGGTGGCAGAGAGATTGCCAGTCGTTGCAACTCTTACGTTATATGCGTAACCGGGGAACAGTCGGTCAAAAAACTTCGGTCGCTGTGTTGTGCCTGCAGTTGCTCGTGCCTGATTGCTGAAATCCTCTGGAAGGACAATTCCCCACCCAAGAGCAGAAGCAATGCCGCGCCCACCAATAACAAGCGGCTGACTTACTCCGGCGCGGTCAACTTGCACATCCTCAATAAAAAACGTAAATACCGGGTCTCCATCTCTGCGAACTTGCAGAGCGTATGGACCGTCAAGCAAAGAATCTCCACGCTCTGCTTGAAAAGCATCAAAGAATGGGTCTGAAAAATCGTGCTCCAAAGTTGCTGAGCCAACGTCGTTTAATTGGTCGGATAACTGAATTGACTTCCAGCGCGGCAAATACGCAATTGTTTGGTTTGGGTCGTTTGCTAGAACAACCCAAACATCCCAGGTTGTTTTAGCCATTAGTAATAGGCCTTCCGATAGGAAATTGTCACTGTTCCGGACCCGGATGTGCGGCTACATGAAATCGTGTTGCTTAATGGGAATATCTCAAACCATGATTGACGAGCGCCAGCACGATACAAATTGGCAATATCATTAACGTTATTTTTCTTTAGCGTCAAAGCGTCAGTATCAATAACAACAGATTGTCCAGTTGGTATTGTGCCGTTGTAACCAATTGCTGTTTGACTCGAAGCGTAGGTTTCGTTAACAAGGCGAGGATTGGTCAGATTGTTAGTGGAAGTAAAAGTAATTGTCATATAGGTAATCGGCGCAGTGCCTACTGCGCTCGCGGACATCGGAACCGCAACCGGAGTGGTGGAGAAGTTTGCAGATGCTGAAGTGCTTGTAAGGGCAAACCATCTTGGGTCAGGAAACTGAACATCAACTGTAAATTCAGTTACGTTCAAGTCACGATGGTCCGAAACAGTTACTGCGCCAACAACTTCACCGTAAGCAACTCGCGAAGAATAATTCAAAGGGTTGTCTGGATTGATGCGAACATGGGTGACCGTAAGAAGTTCAGGCATTTCGTTAAGCAGATTAAAAACCGTGTCGTAGTTTTCGTTGAACTGTGAGCGTCGTCCAGCCTCAGTCGCTGCGACCGAGCCGCTTACTGGGTCATTGTCACTAACCCAAATGGTCCATGTTTCTGTACGTGTGTCAAGCCGTTTTTCACGCCATTGTGTTCCGTGAATAATGGCCGAGCCAACATTTTCTCCCTTTTTAGCGGGAATGCCGCGCTCAACACTTGAAAGCATGTAGCCGTGAGTGGCAAGTTCTACCCCATTGACGTCGTACCACTCAAGAACATTTGGAAGCGCTGTAGACACCTATATCACCCGAACAATCCACTGTTTGCCAGAACCTTCATGCGGCGGGTGATTGAATCTTCCGCTGCTGCAGGTACTGGGTTATTGACCGTGACAATAATAGGCTGGCCAGACGACGTCTGTGGTGTCGCTGTTTGACGTTGTGTGTTTCTGGTGTATCGCTCAAGAGCGGAATTCGTGACGATTGTTCCGGAAACCTTTGGAATAAACATTTCCGGGCCACGCTCCCCAACAACATATGGCATTTCACCGGAAACAGGCCCACCAACAGCCCTAAAGCCCGCAAGATACTTATTCCATTCACTATTCAAAATGCTCTTGTATCGAGTATCGAACGCCCCAGAGGCAACCAACTGGTTCCGGAACTCTTGGCCGCCTCCTGCATACTGGCCGCCAAAACTTGCCAATGTGGCGTTCTCGACCGACTTCTTATTTGCACTCAGCCATTGCGAATATGTCATCGGCTTTGTGCCAAGTCCGCTTTGTGATGAGTCTGGGTTTATCCCGCCACCGCCGCCGCCATCAACGATTGCAGTAACTGGAATTCGCAAAACAAGTGGCGACTTGGCAAATGATTCGTTCGCCGAAAACTGGATTGCCTTAAAAATTGCTGGACCCAATGAGTTAAGGTCCTTCCACATTTGACTGTCTTTATTGAGGAGCCCGGCAGCAAGATTTTTAAATTCAGCCCCAATGCCGGCGGTCAGTGTATTGAGATTTCCACCAGCCTTTACAATCTTTGCAAATACTCCGTCTGGACCGTCAAGAGTTGTGTTGAATGCTTGACCAGTTACTTCAATATTGTTACCAAGAGTAGAAACATAACCGCCAACAGTTGACACATAGCCACCGTATGTGCCAACTTGGGTTCCAAGGGTGGTTAGGTTGGTTGTGCCAACTTGCAACTTGCCACTAGCAATTCCAGTCGCTGTTGCCAAATTGTTATAAACAGTCTCAAGTTCTTTATGATTTGCGTAAAGTTCTGCTGCTGCTTCTTGTACTCCTTGGTAAGCGGAAAGGACGTTTACCGTTGCATCAGCAAGATTAAGTTGTTTGTTTTCAACATCAACAGATGCATCGATGAACTTGTTTTGCGAATCAATAACTGTGTCGTTTACCTCGGATGCTGCTGCACGCGCTTCAAATAGGGCGATTTCTGCATCTACAAGTTGGACATATGATGCGCGCCCCATTGCATAGTCGCGTGAGACACGTTCAAATTCCAATTGCAATTCATCAAGTTGTGCTTGTTCGTACCCTGTTACTTGTGCGCCTCCACCAACGCCAAAGCGCGTTTCCGCATACTGCTGTTCACGAGCGGCTCGTTTTCTGCGGTCATCAAGCGCTCGCTGCATGTTGATGAGTTTTGCCAAGTCGGCTTGAGCCTTGCGGAAGTTTAACTGCGACTTGATATAACCAGAAAGTGAGCCAATAATGTCCTTCATTCGACCCATTACTGCTTTTACGTAATCTGTGGCGGGTGTTTCGACATTGTCTTTTTGCTCAAGGAACTTTTTGAAGAAAGCGCCAGCACCCCTATAGCCACCCTTCTTGTATGCGTTCATAATGGCATTTTGCATTGACTTCTCAATTACACGACCAGAACGACCAGCCATTTCTGCCTGGAATCCAACAGCGACACCTTCTGCGGACGGTGTACCAACTTCTTTTGCCATTACCGTTGACGGGCTCTTGATGCCGAGGCGGCGCTTCAGACGAGCAATTACATCATCGCCAACAGCGTCAATCGCTTGCGAAACATATGGTCGACCATTTTCAATACCCATGGCAAATCCAGCCATGAGGTCATTGCCGACTTGTTGCATTTCCTTGCCTTGTGCATCTTTTGCGCCAAAAAGAGTTTTAATTATGTCCGGCATGATTCCATCACTGCTCGTACCAAATTGATGCATTTCCAAGAACTTAGTAATGTCCACTTCGCTCAATCCGGCTGCCATTCCGTCCCCAACGATTCGAGCAATTCCTTCGCCTAGCGCACGTGTTGCTCCAGCCTCGTCTCCAGCAAGTGCAAATTGATTTACGACCTCAAGAACACTGTCCATTGCATCAAGAAGGCCTTCTTGGGCCTTGTCGGCGTTAACACTTCCGGAGAACAGGTCGCCACCGGCTTTCGATGCATCCTCCCTGAAGTTACGCATAGAATCACGGAAGTCAATTTGTGCTTCTGTCATTCCTCTCGTGACACCCATAAGGGCTTCTTGGCCTCGTTGGAAATTCTTAAGTGCTGCTTGCGCTGCATCAAAATCATCAACCAGACCCTGTATTTCAGGATGCAAGCCTTCAGAGAAACGGTCGCCAAGAGCAGTTACCGCAGTATCAAGGCTGTAAACGCTGCGCACAACCTCCTCTGATTTAACGCTCATTTCCCCAAGGGCATCAACTAAAACTTTTGCCGATGCGGCAGCACCTTTTGCGCCAGATGGGATAGCCCTCATTCGGTCTCGAAGAACCTCTAATATTTCAAGTGCGCGCTGTCCCTCAACACCAAATGTATTTTCAATAAACTTAATGGCAGCAGTTTCATTTGCAGTCTTTAGAAAAACATCCCTAAAGTTTCCGGCCGATTCGCCAACAAGTTCAAAATCTCCAGTCAGACCCTTAAGTGCTGGACCAACGATTTGAGAAATAACTTCTGCTTGAGTATTTGAGGATGTTCCAGCAGATTCAAAATATGCTTGCCACTTTCTAATATTTGCAACAAGCGGGTTGAGTTGTCCAGTATTTTGAATTGTGTCAGTAAATGCTTGACCGTACGCACCAAGCGCTTCTTTGCTTCGGTACGCATGTTCTTCCATTTCTGTGTCGGTAACTTTTTTAATAAATGTTTCGAGTCCATCGCCAGCCTTAATTGATTCGCTGGAAATTACATCTGCCCCACTTGCCACAGCAGATGCAAGAGCCTGAAATGTCTCCGCATTGGTAAGTGGGTCACCAAATGCTTCGTTGTAGTCAACACTTGCGCCAAGTTCTCTAAAGGCTTTTGCAACATCTGGTCGCACCGAAAGCATCAGGGCAACAAAAGTGTCTTTAAATTCTTTTGTATTTCCGGCAAATGCGGTATCAAGCATTGACTGGATATATAGCGCTCCTGCTTGTGCGCCCTGCTTTGTGACCATGCTCTTAAAATCAGGAATGAGGTCTGGCGACTGTTCTTCAATTTCTTCCCTCATTCGCTTAACAGCCGCCATTGCATCGGCGTTATCCGTATTAATTGTTACGTCAAATACAAGATTTGACCTTCCGTATTTAACGGCTTCGTCTAGCAACGTGTTTAGTTTTCCAACACTTCCCGCAAGAGAGTCAGCGCCTTCCTTACCACTATTGAACATTCCAGCAATAAACTTGAAACCCTCAAACAACAACAAGCCAATTGTTAGAACTGGGATGATATAAGCCATTGATTTAGTCAAGAAATTCATGGAGAGGGCAACCATTCTGATTGAGCCTGCCAAAAATCCGTTTGCCGCAGTCCATGCACCGATTGACTTTGTTACTGTTCCTGTAGCCGTACTAGCAGTCATTGTTGCTGTTGTGTATTTTGTAATCGCGCCAGTTGTTGCGTTGTATCTAAATTGAGTTCCGAACAATGTAATATTTAAGTTTGAGCCCAAGCGAATGAGTGCCGACATTGTTTTCATAACTGTTGCAAGTGCAGCAACAGCGATTACCGCACCAGCGGCAACACGAGCAAATCCCCTACCAAATCCAGTTCCCAAAAATGCGCCAAAAGTTTTGGTTATCGCGGTTCCAAGTTTTAACAACGATGTTATGACTGGCTTTAAGCCTTCGCCAAGTTTAATTAACATTGTCTGTTGTTCCGCCATCGCCTTATTAAATTGCGCATCTGTTGTATTCGCGTAAGCAGAAAATGCATAATCCAAGTCTCCAGTGGCAGATTGCATGCGCTCGAAGATTTGTGCATTTTCTTCTGCGGCAGGACCAACCAAAGAAAGCACTGCCGTAAGGGCTCGTACGTTTCCGAATACTTTTGTAAAGTCCGCAGCGTTTTCAATGCCGCCAAGTTGGTCTCGCAATTCAATCAGGGCCGGAAATAAACCTTTTTCTTGGATATTCTTGCGAATTTCGTCTGCGTTAGTTCCAACACCAGCAAGAACTTCTTGCGCTTGCTTTGATGGCTTTAGCAACTGAGACAATGTTTGACGAACATAAATAGCAGCAGTTCCAGCGGACAAACCACCTCGCGAAAGAGCGGCGATTGCAGCAGATACGTCTTCAAATGATGCGCCGTATGCCGCGGCAACTGGCAAAACCTTACCGAGTGCCGGAGCAAACGTATCTGCTTCCGCCTTACCTTCACGTACAGTTGCAACAAGAATGTCAGTGGCTTTTGCCGCTGAGTAATTTTCTTGTCCGTATGCATTCAATGTAGAAGTGACGGCGTCGGCAACAGTGTTAGTTGTTCCCAGACCAGCAGCGGCCGCCTTTGCTGAAGCCTCAAGTACTTCAAGCGCAGTGCTTGCCTCTTTAATACCGGCAGAAGTGATGTAGTAAAGAGCGTCAGCGAGTTCCAATGGTGCTCTGGTTGTTTCTCCGGCAAGAGAAAGAACCTTTTCTCGCATCGTGTCAATGCTGTCACCACCAACGACGACCAAGCCCCTAATGCGGGAAAATGCCAACTCAAACTGTCTCTGCATTTGAATTGCCTGTTTGCCGGCATTCATAAATGCACCAACAACCGTGTACTTCATCAGGGTCGCTGTCATTCGCATTGCATCGCCAAGAGTTCTGGTGGATATTGAACTGGCAGCAAGCGACTTGCTCATTGAGCCGCCAGCGCGCGTGACGGCGCTCATTCCGCGCGCAGCAGCATTTACACCAGTGGTGGTGATGCGCACCTGTACGTTAAGTGGGCTTACCCCACCAGTTCCTGCCGCGGCCATATAAATATTTTCGCACAGGCTGTGGAAATGTCAAATTTGCGAAAAGCCTTACTTTTCTATCTTTAGCCCCATCTGAGCAGCAAAGGACATAAGTTGTTCTTGTCCTGCTCGCTGCTTCATCCAGCCACGCGCTTCAAAAACTACGCCCAACTGGGCCGGACTTAGTTCCCAGAATTCTTCGAGCGGCTGGCCCGTTTGGGCCCAGAGTCCGAGCCACTGTTTCCAGTCTGCAAATCCGGTAGTGCTTGGGCCAGACTTTCTGCCAGACGCTTTTTGTTTTCTTCGGCGAGTGCGATTGTCTGAGTGAGCATTCGACTCGCCACGATAGGGTCCACGCCATTGGCAATTGACCACGCCGTTCCAATCACGTTTGAGTAGCCGACAATTTCTCCATCAAGCATTGCTTCGCCAACATCGTAAATTGAGCGCTTCAGAACGAATGCAAGTGTCTGCCTGAGTGTTGTGTATGGCTTTTGCTCAAGTGTTTCTTGCCATTTTTCAAGATTGCCGAAAAATTCTTCAATGTCAGAAATTGAATTGTTTGTGAATCTGACGTGAATCGTTTCGGTGATTGGCTCACCTTCTTCTGTCGTCAGGCGACCCCAATCTTCTTCGGAAGGTCCGGTTTTTGTTGTTTTTACAAAAAGGCAAGGGACGCCTTTGTTCTTGAGTACTAGCGGTGTATAGTCCATGCACACAGCATACATACATAGTCATAAACGCGCAAACGCCAGTCTTGGGGCCACACAAATCCCCAAGACTGGCGTGAACGCCAGCAGAACTATTCAGTTATTAAGCGGAAAGACCCGATGCAGCCTCGCGGAGCGTGACTGTTCCGAAGCCGATACCTGTTGCAATCGGGAGGATTGCTTCGGCGTCGAACGACGGTGTCGAGAAGTTGTCTGTCGAGCCGGACATAATCGTGCCACCAGTAATCTGGCACTTGTTCAGCGTGAAGACCATTTCTGCAAGGTCGGACTCAAGGTCGTTGACCAAGACTTCAATCTTGAAGTACGGAAGGGTGTCGCCATCGAACTCGTAAGCCGCTGCTTCAGCCGAACCGCTGCCCGATGTCGTTGTCGAACCACCGAAGATGGTTGCGAGAACATCGAGGCTCAATTCGCTGTATGTTGCGGAGAAGTTGAGACGGTCGACCTTACCCTTCTTGGCAAGAACCTTTCCGTCACCCTTCAACTCAACCGAGATGAAGTTTGGCTCAACCGAGACTTCCTGGATACCAGGAACGTCAACGGCAGCGCCGTAGGTGATGCCACCAGTGGCATCTGATGCGACGGGGTAGACCTTGCAGTCATGAACGTCAAATGAAATTGTTGATGTGGATGCAGCCATTGTTATGACTCCTTTGTTCTGCTAGTTATTCACTTTCGTGAACGGGTAAAGTCTCACAGGTTTATATGTATAGATGAAGTATTCTCTACGGATTTACTTTCGCCCAAGTCTTGTGATTGACAATGCCCGTTTCTTCCAGACCAACTTTCTTCTGGAACTCCTTCACGGCCTGTTCAGTCTTTGGACCGAAGTCGCCGTCTGTTGCGCACTTCACTCCTGCTTTGTTCAGGAGTTGCTGAAGAGTTCTTACTGCGGCGCCGCTTGAGCCGACCTGCAAAATCGGATTTGACGCCGCGTTTGCTTTTCCCCTCTTGACAGCCTCTCCACCGCTCTGCGGAGCAACGGCTGGTGTTGTGATGGGGCGAGGGGCTGCAGCAGGTTCTGCTGCTGGTGCTGCAACTTCACCTGGCTTGCACACTTCGGCAGGATTTGCGTCCATCCATGCCTTTACGGCTTCTGGAACATCATCGCCTTTGGTATAACGAATATGCCATGGCTCTTCTGGCACCACTTCCCAACTCCAGCCAAACTTGCGACAGTTTGCAATCATCCACTTGAGGCGCTCACCACTTGCCGTATGAACGTCAACAGCCAAACCGCTATTGTGCTGAGATGTGCCTGGGGCCGCAAGGCTGGCAAGTTTTTCAGACTTCTTGTACCACTTCACGCCTTCAAATGTGCGTGTGCTATTGCCGTTCGGCTCTTTTGTATAGCGCTCAAGAAACACCTTGAGTTGTGCATCGTACGAACGATACAGGTCGCCGGCAGATGTTGGCTTAAGTTCAACGCCTTCCGCAGCAGCAGCGGCTTTGAGTGCCTTCCAAGCATTTGCGGCGAGCCAGTGCAGGCGTCCACCATCGACTTTGGAAAGAAGTCCATCTGGCAATCTTCCTGGCTTGTGTCCGGCAACATCCTTTGGTGGTGTCAGTTTGTCAATGTACAGTTCGGACATCTTCTATCTCCTATTGGTGTGCTGGATTTTCTTGTTCAACTTTTGCAAACACCTGGTTCACTTCATCTTCAGACAGTTTTCCGTCAGTAAGGAAAGCACGAGCCAAGCCTTCAAGAACATTCGCCACGCCGCCGATTCCTGCCATAAATACGGCCTTCTCCATTGATACGCCAGCAATGGTGCCTGCGCCAATGACTCCGAGACCGGTCACAACGAAAGTTGCGAAGATTCGCAGAATTACATTTTTGATGAGTTCCATAATTATTCAGCCAGAGTGTGCGCCCAGCGGAGTGTTTACGCACTGAGCGCACACACCGAGGTAGCGATACCTATTTCTTGGCTTCCTCCTTTTTCGCAAGGAACGAGGCAACCGACGGGTCGCCGACCTTTGTGCTCGCCCATGCAAAAACGGCGGCAGCAAGCGGCATCAAAAGAGCCGTGAGTGTTGGGTCGACGTTGTACTTGTCGCAAAGGTAAACAACGACGCCGAGTGCGCCACCCTTAACGACTTGGTCGATTGTCTGGTTCTTCTTGTCCATGATGACTCCTTTGTTAGGGCATAACGCCACTAACAGTCTCAACTAAGGAGTCGTATAGCCGGACTATGGTCCGATTTATTCTGCTTTAGCCAAAAGCCTCTTCATCAAATCTTTGACAACAGATTGCTGCTCAACTTCATCACCTTCTGTAACTGCATCAACGATTTTTCTCTTTGCATCAACGAGGTCATAGATATCTTCGTCAATCGTGTCTGCGGCAAGTAGATACCACGCTTGCACATTGTTCTTTTGACCGATTCGGTGACAGCGGTCTTCTGCTTGGTCATGCTCGCCTGGCGTCCAGCCCATTTGAACAAATACAACATCTGAACCAGCAGTAAGTGTGATACCAACTCCACCAGCCTGCAAGTTGAGAACAATCACTCGTGCTTCCTTGTCATTTTGAAAAGCGTCAACTGCGCGCTGTCGCTCTTCGAGCGTGTCGCGACCAGAAACCCTAAAGCCTCCGTATTTGTTTGAAAGGTGGTCAACTACATCAACGTTGTGGGCGAACACAACAAGTTTGCGGTCGCATGACTCCAAGAAAGAATCAATCCACTCTTCTACCGCGTCCATCTTTGCCCACGCCGCAAGTTTTTTTAGAACCTGCGTTCTTGCCAGATGTTCAGATGAGTCTTTTGCTTTGTAGCCGTTTGCGCTTAGGAATGAGACAAGGTCATTTTCTGCATTTCTGTAGTCCTTGAATCCAGCACCGGATACATCAAGGTGAACGACATTTCGCACCTTGTCTGGAAGTTCCTGCAGTACCTCGTCTTTTGTTCTGCGGATGTAGCAGTTCTGACGGAGTTTTGTATTCAGTTCAACAAGGTTGCTGGCACCACCGGTATCCCAGCCAAATCCATTGTGATGAGCATTTGCATACCGTTTCAGGAATGACCACTTACCACCAAAGCGACTCAGCATTCCCATAATCTCCAACTGAGATACAAGTTCTGCTGGTCGGTTCATAACTGGAGTTCCGGACAAAAGAAGAACTGCGCCAGACCTGCTTACCGAAGCGGCAATATCTTTTGCTGCCTTGGCACGTTTTGATGTCGCATTTTTTACATAGTGCGACTCATCAAGTATCAGTCCATTTGGTTCTAGGTGCTTGATTGGCTCAACAAACTTATACAGAATGTCGTAGTTCACCACGTTCACATCACATGAAACAATATCAGTTTTCCCAGATACAACATTGACCGTTCTGTGGGGCAGCCATTTTGCAAACTCTCTGCGCCAGTTTTCCTTCAGGGATGCAGGGCACACGATGATTGCCGGGAATGCATCCTTTGATTCCAGCGTTGCAATCGCCTCAACCGTCTTGCCAAGACCCATCTGGTCAGCGATAAGACACCTTCCAACTGTTGATGCATATGCAACTCCGGCCTTTTGATAAGGCATAAGAGTTCCAGAAAGAGTGGGGATTACCACATCTGCATCGGTAGATGTGGACGCCTCAAGCAATTCAGTTTCGCGCTTTGCTGCCTTTAGCAGCGTGTCGCGCAGGGACTTGGAAATCGAAAACCCGTATTTGTCTGCAATCTCAACTGCGCTCAGCGAGGGCGGGGCTGTCCATACCCGCTTCTTTACATCCCACAAGCGACCTTGAAGTTGCTTGATTTCAGCAACAATATCTTGGTCGTAGGGAAACTCAAAGACAAGACGGCCGCTCTTTGAGACCGTTATTGTTCTGGTCGTATCTACGGTTTGTTCTTCTGCAACTATTTTCATATCATCGAATTCTTTCGTTGTGTTGAACTTGTACTGCTTTATCAAAGACGCTACCTGCTCTTTGCTTGAGAGCGGAGCCAGCCACATGCTTGCTTCTTGGTTCCATAGGGCGCCAGGTATTTTTTGTAGTTCGCCTATCAGTTGCTCATCGTACTCGCACTCAATAGCAAACACTTCGCCATTTGTTGAGACCCTATTGACTCCCTTTTGGCGAAGTTCTGACATTATTGATGTTGCATCTGCACCTAAATAATTCTTGGGTCTTGGGGGCGGAACTATTTGGTCATAGTCAATTCCATGACTTTTGAGTTGGCCAACATAACGTCCAAGAACCGTCCAGGCTATGTACGAAATTGCTGGCGACCACTTTGTGTCCGGAAGCAACGAAGCGAGCGCCCCGAAACGAGAATCTGCCTTACTGAAACCAACACCATCCTGCTGCTCTGCGCCATCGCACAGACCTGCAATTTTTCTAAATGCCGTTGCTAGTGGCTTTACATCGTAGGCATTTGTTATGCCTGGACTGTCGACCATAGCCTGATGTCGTGCGGTTCTGCTGTGTACTCGCCCTCAAACGACGCGCGCTTGTGTTCAATAATCGCCTTGTAAAGTTTGGCGTTTTCTTCCACGAGGTCTAGCGAAGTTGTGTCGGCAAGTATCGTTTTTACTTCGGAGAGGCGCTTACTAATCCCGTTCCGGTACCGCTGGGATTTGCGGACCCACTCGTCAAACTTTTGCTTTTCTTCGTAGTAGTCATTTGCGTCTTTGATGCCGAGTTCCACATCTTTTGCCATCATGTCAATCCGGCTCTTGTGGAACACAACCTGAGACTCGCTATCTGACAAGGCTGTAATTAGCGCATGGCACCATGCCAGCCGATTTTCTTCGGCGTGAAGCCATTCAATTTCATGGTCTGTTGCCAAGCCTTTGCACTCGCGCTTGGCCATATCGAGAACATCTAGTTCTGGTTGCATTTGCACCTCTTTGGGTTGGGGGTATTCGGTGCGCTTAGTCTAGCGTCAATCAGCCTTCTTCAGGCTCTTTCATGTGCAAATACATGGCGGCGGCGATTGCCAGAACTGTTGATACTCCAGCAATTCTCTGAATAGGCCCAGACAAAGTTAAATACACAACAAGTGAGCCAGCAATCGTAAAGCCCATGTTGAGCAAGCCGTAGACGAACTTCTTGATAAATGCTTTCCAGTTCATAACCTTCACCCCATTTACATATCTGTAAATACTTATACTCTTAATCCAATCCAGACCGTCGCCGGCAATTTCGCCAGCAGCCTCAGATTCTTCCTCTTCATTCCGTCTAGTGGCTGTGTCTTGCTTTGTAGTCGGAGAAGAACCGCTAGGGCCACCGGAACCACCGGAACTTGGCCCGATTGGACCACTGGCGCTCAGCGCGGCTGCGGATGCCGTGAGCAGGCTTGCGGCAACGACGGTACGACGCTGTCCAACATCGATGGTTTGGCCCAGCATCGTGTAATTATCAAATGCACCCTGGAATAGGTCCACAACCTCTTCAAACACCCCTCTAATGGCTTCTGGAGCGCTCTGGACGGCCTCTACGACTGCCTCTGCCTGCTCATCGCTAAGGCTTTCTGCGGATACCTGCTCAAAGACCGCCTCTGCTTGGGAGGAATCTATGGACTCAAGTACGGCTGCGCTAGAGGCCAACTCTGCAGCCACCGAGGAATCAACACCAGCGCTTAAGACCGCCTCAACCACAGCGACAATCTTCTCCTTTTCTTCCTCTGTGAGTTCTTCAACTGGCTTGTCTTCTGAAATTGAGTCAAGAATGGCCCCTACGACGGCGACCAATTCCTCTTCGTCAGTGATTGATTCTAGAACTTCCCCAACAGCCTCAATGATTTCTTCCGCCGAAGCATCATCATTAAGAACTGCATCTAGTTCCTCAACTATTTCTGTTACAGTTTCATCTTGTGGGGATTCTGATTCTGTTTGGCTTTCTTGGTTTTCTGGTTCTGTCGTCTGTGGCTCTTCTTGCTGTCCTGCTTCTTCATCAAGTGGAAGAGTTTGCTCCTCATCAGGCTGAGTCTCAATCGGAGTAGTCGTTGCTGTTTCGTCTTCTTCTTGAGGCGGTAAAGTCGTGGGTGTCGTTACTGAAGGCTCTTCGTCTTCATCGGGAAGAGTCGTATCAGTCTCATCAGGCACAGTCGTTCCAGGCTCGGTCTCTTCTGGCTCAGGAACAGTGGTTGTCGGGGGAGGCGTTGTCTCCACGGGAGGAACAGTCGTCGTGGTCTGAGGGGCGACATAAACAGTCGTAGTTGTCGTAGTTGTGGTTGTAGTAGTTGTAGTTGAATTCGGGTCAATAACAGTTGCATCAACAGTTACTTCGGGTCCGTATACACACGGACCTACGCCTTCGCCAGAGAAGCAACTTTGATTTCCCGCTTTAATGCCAAAGCGCACAGGTCCAAATCCAGTAGTTACGGGGTTGCTTCCAGAAAACATTCCAGTACTTAGCGAGTAGTTGGTGCCTTGGTTAGTCCACACACCCCAGCCA